AAAGTCTGCAGCCTCTGCTGTAAACACTCGCTCTAAGGCTTCTCCAACAGCAGACGAGTCTAACAACTACATAAGGGAGTCCCAGGTAGACAAGATGTCAGACAAAGAGTATGCTAAAAATCAAGAAGCTATAATGGAAGCAATGCGAACAGGTAAGTTTGTATACGATTTATCTGGTGCAGCACGATAAAAAAAGTGTTGACAAGGCATTTTTTCTAAATATAACTAACACGTACAAACATAGATTGTCTGACTACCTACGACAAGTATAGACCCAATCTGTTTGAAATCATGTAATCAAACATCATTGCAACTCTAAAAAAGCGTAGCCTCTATAATCATGAGTTTGTTATTAACGCCATAACAACTTTTATAGGAGGATTTATCATGGCATTTCAAACAACGTCAGGTTACGGCAACTTACCCAACGGTAATTTTTCGCCAGTAATCTATTCGAAACAAGTACAGCTTGCGTTTCGTAAATCGACTGTTGTGGGTGACATTACTAATTCTGACTACTTTGGTGAAATTTCTAACCAAGGTGATACAGTCAGGATCATTAAAGAGCCTGAAATATCAGTCAAACAGTACGCACGAGGTACACAGGTAACTGCACAGGATTTAGATGACGAGGACTTTCAACTCGTTGTTGACAAGTCTAACTACTATGCTTTCAAAATGGATGACATTGAGGAAGCACATAGTCATATAAATTTTATGCAACTAGCTACCGACAGAGCAGCATACAAGCTTGCTGACCAATACGACCAAGAAGTTCTTGGTTATCTATCTGGTTTTGCACAGTCTGCTATTGGCTCTGTTGCAAGCACAGCTAACTCAACCGTTAACGGAACTAAAGCCGTTAGCACTGCAGGTTCTGATGAACTTCTTACTTCAATGAAGTTAAGGAAGGACTCATTCGGAAACATCACCACATCATCAGCAGGAGATCACTCAATCCCTGTTGCTAACGTGCCAAATGGGGCAACTGCTGTTCCAACAGCAACTGCTTCTCCAATGCAGATCGTCAACAGAATGAACCGTTTGTTGAATCAACAGCAAGTTGATACACAGGACAGATGGCTCGTTATTGACCCTGTATTCATGGAACTACTAGGTGATGAAAACTCTAAGCTAGTAAATGCTGACTTTGCAGCAGCTGACCTTAAAAATGGTTTAGCTCTACCAAGTCTAGCAGGTTTTAGAGTTTACGTTTCTAGCAACCTTCCTGCAGTAGGTACAGGACCAGGAACAACTGGCTCTGCAAACCAAAACTCAAACTTTGGTGTGATTGTTGCAGGACACGGCTCTGCCGTTGCGACTGCTGAACAACTCAGCAAAACTGAAACATACCGTGACCCTGACAGCTTTGCTGACATTGTTAGAGGTATGCACTTATATGGTAGAAAGATCCTCAGACCTGAGGCAATCGTGACTGCCAAATATAACGCAGCGTAAGGGAGGACACTAACATGGCAACTTTTGACTTAACAGCAAAATCAACCACTGGTGTTGGTGCTAACTCTATCGCAGCTTTACCTGCAAACGCAGGAACGCACATGGTGCGAACAATCCAAGAGTACTTGGACATTGACGCTCTTATAGCAGCAGGTAACACTATTGCTGACGGAGATGTTTTCCAAATGCTTGAAATACCTGCAGGAACATTAGTTCTAAACGCAGGGGCTGAAGTTATGTCAGCATTTACTGGAAGTTGTACCTTGGATATGGACTTTGGAGGTGGTGACGACATCATTGATGGTGCTGACATTACATCTGCAGGGTTCTGTGCTGCAGGTTCTAACGGACAAACCAACACAGTAGTAGGCAACGCAGCCTCAACATACACTCAGTTCATCAGTACTGCTGATACGATTGATTGTACGATTGCAGGTGCCGCGGCAGCTACAGGTAGGTTACGAGTCTACGCAACTGTCATTGACTGCAATGATCACGGTGCAGTAGATAAGGCTACTGAAGTCGATAGAGACTTATTAGCGTAACACTATATATTTGTTTGGGGCAGGGCAACTTGCCCCTTACATTATTAGGACAAGGTGAATGGCAAGTTTTTTATCATTAACAAATAGTGTATTAGCAAGATTAAACGAAGTGCAACTCACCTCTTCTAACTTCTCCAATGCGAGAGGTATACAGGTTCAAGCACAAAATGCTGTCAATGAATCTATACGATATATTAATCAAAGGGAGTTTCAGTATCCCTTTAATCACACAACAAAATCACAAACACTGTCTCCGGGAATAGTTAGATATAGTATACCTGATGACGCAAAGCATGTAGACTATAATACAGCCAGAATAGTTAAGAATAGCACTATAGGAGCATCAGGCGCAAACTTAACAATACTTCAGTATAACGACTATATCAATAGAGAAAACGTAACACAAGAAGATGAGATAGTAACAACAACACTAGCAGAAGAATTAGATGCTAGTGAAACAGAAATAGACCTTACAAGTTCCACTGGCTTTGACAGCACTGGGACTATTTTTATAGAAAACGAAGAAATAACATACACAGGTATTAGCACTAATACATTAACAGGATGTACAAGAGGTGCTAACGGAACAACGGCAGCAACGCATGCCAACGGTACATCTGTTGCACAGTTTGATAATGGTGCTGTTCCTAGATTTATAGTTAGGACATTAGATAATAACTTTTTATTATTTCCGTTTCCTAATAGAGCCTATACATTAAAGTATGACTACTTTGCTTTCCCTACAGATCTTTCGGCATTAACGGACACAACTACTATACCTGCACGATTTGATCCTGTAATAATAGACGGAGCTACAGCTTTTGTTTATCAGTACAGAGGAGAAACAACACAGTATCAACTTAACTTTAGTCGCTTTGAACAAGGCATAAAGAATATGCAAAGTTTGTTAGTAAATAAATATGAGTATGTACGTTCCACAATGATACAACAACCCTCTGGATACTTTAGCTCAGGAGCGTTGAATTAATGCCTGATCTTTCGCAAACAAGCCCTGCAGTTTTTCCGCTACAGGGTGGATTAGTTTTAAACAAATCTACGTTTGCCATGCAACCCGGAGAGGCAATAGAGCTTGTAAACTTTGAGCCAGACATCAACGGTGGCTACAGACGCATAAATGGATTTGCTAAGTATAACACTAATGTAGTACCACAGACTAGTGCCTCAACAGAAGAAGTTTTATTATCCTGCATATTTAACAGCACGATAGTTGCAGCAAGAGGAGAAAAAATATTTACAGCCTCAGCAGGAAGTGGGTCTTGGACAGAAAGAGATAGTGGTAGAACAAGTGCAGGTGTGTATACCTTTGAACGCTTTAACTTTGATGGTAACGACAAGCTTATAGTTGCAGACGGAAACAACGCACCAACAGTATTTAATACATCGTTTGCGGCAACAGATGTATCTTCAGGTGGAGGTGGAGAAGTTAGCACTGCCGTAACAGGCGCAAAGTTTGTAGCTGTATTTAAAGACCATATGTTCTACGCAGGTATGGCTAATAGCAAACAAGAAGTTGTGTTTAGCGTACCCTTTGATGAAGATGACTTTACTACAGGCAGTGGTGCAGGTAGCTTTAAAGTAGACGACACCATAACAGGTCTTAAAGTTTTCCGTGAAGATTTGTTTGTATTCTGCCAAGACAGAATATTTAAACTGTCAGGAACATCGTCAAGTAACTTTGCTGTTACACCTGTTACTAGAAATATAGGATGTGTAAACGGACAGACAATACAGGAATTTGCAGGTGACTTAATATTTTTAGCACCTGATGGGTTAAGAACCGTTGCAGGTACAGCAAGAATTGGTGACGTTGAACTTGGTACTATAAGTAGTCCTGTACAAACTGTATTTAATGATAATATAGCCAGTGCTAGTGGATTTAGATCACTTGTCATACCAAATAAGACACAGTATAGAGTTTTCTTTACAAAGTCAGGTGTATCACAGGCTGAAACAGAGGGAGTAACCACCTCTCTACGAGGACAAAGCTTTGAGTTTGCACAATTAAAAGGAATAAGACCGACATCAACAGATACAGTTACCACAGCAACAGAAACCGTAGTAATACATGGTGGTGAAGGTGGGTATGTGTACAGGCAAGAGTCAGGTAATGATTTTGACGGAACAGCCATAGCAGGTAAGTACAGAAGTCCTGATCTAAGTTTTGGAGATCCGGGAATACGTAAACATATGCATCGTGTGCTTGTTAGTTACAAACCTGAAGCTGCTATAAGTGCTGACATGTTTTTACGATATGACTATGAAGACCCAAATAGTCCAAGACCCTCAGCGTACTCATTGTCTGCAGATAGTGTTGTAGCAATATATGGCACAAGTAAATACAACACGGCAACATACGGTGGTCAAACAGAGCCTTTGTTACGGCAGTCAGTAGAGGGGTCAGGTTTTACCGTAGCATTAAGAGTAGACGACAACGGAACAACAGCCCCTTACGCACTTAGGGGATTTCAGATGGAATATCAAACAGGAGCTAGAAGATAAATGGGAGCAACGTATACACGACAGTCTACATACAGTGACGGTGATGTTATCACGGCTGCCCACACTAATGACGAGTTTAATCAGTTATTAGCAGCCTTTCAAGCATCAACAGGACACACACATGATGGCACTGCCAACGAAGGTGGTCCTATTACAAAGTTATTAGGTAACACACTTACCTTTGGTGCAGGGACAGCAGGAACAGATGTTGTCATAACATTTGATGGTGAAACAAATGACGGTGTGTTTTCGTGGATGGAAGATGAAGACCACTTCAAGTTTAGTGATGATGTTGTAATTGATGGCACAAAAAGATTATACTTCAATGATGAAGGTGGCGAATATTTACATGGTGATGGCACAGACCTAAATATCGTTGCAGGTGCAGATATCAACATACCTGCAAATGTCGGATTAACCTTTGGTGACGATGGAGAGAAGATTGAGGGTGACGGTACAGATTTAACCATTACAGGTAATAATATTAATCTTACTGCCACAGCAGATGTCAACATACCGTCAGGTGTTGGCATAACTTTTGCTACAGCAGAGAAGATAGAATCAGACGGAACAGACCTTAGTATCACTGTTGGTTCAGGTGGTGACATCAACATACCTGCTGACATAGGTTTGACATTTGGTAATGACGGAGAGAAAATAGAAGGTGACGGCACTGACTTAACAATCACTGGTAACAATATCAATCTTACAGGCACGGCTGATGTTATAATACCTGCGAATGTTGGTCTTATTCTTGATGGTTCAGGTGCTGAGAAGATAGAGTCTGATGGTACAGATATAAACTTTAGTGTAGGCTCAAACGGTGATATAAACATCCCTGCTAACATTGGTCTAACTTTTGGCGATGATGGTGAGAAGATTGAAGGCGATGGCACTGACCTAACTATAACAGGCAACAATATAAACCTCACAGCAACTGCTGACGTTGTAATACCTGCAGATGTTGGTATAACATTTGGTAGTGGTGAGAAGATTGAAGGGGACAACACAGACCTTACAATAACATCAGGTGCGAAGATAAACCTTACAGCTACCTCTGACATACACGTACCAAACAATGTTGGTATAGTATTTGGTGGTGATAGCGAAAAGATTGAAGGAGATGGTACAGATATGACTATCTCTGCAAACAATCTTACTGTTGATGCTGCAGCAGATATTACACTAGATGCAGGTGATGCAGATGTAGTGCTAAAAGATGACGGTACACAGTATGCAGCTTTCACAAATAGTTCTGGCAACTTGATAATTAAATCAGGCTCAACCACAGCCTTAACATTTAGTGGTGCAGATGCCACAATAGCAGGTGACTTAACAATAAGTGGTGATGACCTCACTATGGGTACAAACACCAGTGGTCACATCATGGTTGCTGACGGAACTAATTTTAATCCTGTGGCTGTATCAGGTGACGTAACCATAGCAGCAAACGGTGCAGTAACAATAGCTAACGATGCTGTTGAAACTGCGATGATAAATGCAAACATTATAACAGGACAGACTGCTGAAACATCTCTTGACACATCTAATGATGTTATACTTATACATGATGCTTCTGCTAGTGCATTAAGAAAGACAACACTCGCATCTATATCTTCTGCTCTTGGTGGTATCACAGATGTTGTAGCGGACACGAGTCCCCAATTGGGCGGCAACTTGGACACCAATAGTCACAATATACTTATAGATGATGCACACTTTATTGCAGATGAGAATGGTAATGAGCAGATAATATTCCAAACTACAGCATCTGCTGTCAATCAGTTTGATGTAACAAATGCTGCAACAGGTAACGCACCAAGCATATCAGCCACAGGTGGCGATACTAACATCAGTATGAGTTTACTGCCAAAAGGCGATGGTGTTGTTCTGTTAGATGGTAATGGCTCATCAGGTGGTGTTTCTGTATCAGATGGTTTAATTGATATACGAACAGGAACAGGTAACGTAGCAAAAGTTAAATTCTATTGTGAGAGTTCCAATGCCCACGCACAAACATTACAGGCTGCACCACACTCTGCAGGTAGTAGTGCTGTCTTAGTTTTACCAACAGCTTCTGGTAATTTAGTTGGAACAGGTGACAGTGGCACAGTAACAAACGGAATGTTAGCAGGGAGTATTGCTGATAGCAAACTAAATGCAATATCCACAGCAGGTAAAGTAGCTCTTAGTGCATTAGAGATTGACGGTGGCACAGATATAGGTGCTAACCTAGCTGACGCTGACTTACTAATTGTTGATGACGGTGCAGGTGGTACAAACAGAAAAGCTGCCATGTCAAGAGTGGCAACTTATATCGAAGGTGGTATAAGTGGTGACATAACCATCTCTAGTGGAACGGCTGCAATAGGCAGTGGTGTTATAGTAAATGCTGATGTAAACGCTTCTGCAGCACTAGAGTTTAGCAAGATGGAGAACCTCACAGCGTCTAGGGCATTAGTGTCTGACAGCAACGGTGATGTATCAGCAGCAACAACTACCTCAACAGAGATAGGTTATGTAAACGGTGTAACATCAGCAATACAAACACAGTTGGATGCAAAGGCGAGTAAGGGCTTTGCCACAGCTATGGCAATAGCCTTATAATTGGAGAAAGATAAATGGCACAAGATTTTGAAAGAAATACTTCAAACGCTGTAGGAACAAGTGCAGCAACACTACGCACTGCAAACTCAGACGATGCAATAGTGGGAATCATGATAGCTAATGTAGCAACTTCACAGATAAATGTTGAAGTGTACATAAACGATGGCTCAAATGATATACATCTTGTTAAAGATGCTCCCATACCTGTAGGGTCTTCTTTGCAGGTCTTAGACGGTGGTGCAAAGATAGTGATGCAAAATGGTGATGCACTCAAGGTTAAGAGTGACACAGCAAGTTCTGCAGATGTTTGGGTATCTGTTGTTGACGCAATTAGTACGTAGGAGTAACAATGCCTTATATTGGAAATGATTTAGCAACGCAGTTTCAAGCGTTTGCCACACAAACCATAACAGGTGACGGTAGTACAGGCTATACGCTTGATAGAGCCGTAGCAAATGGCAAAGAGCTTCTCGTGTATATCAACAACGTAAAACAAGAAGAAGGCTCTGGTAAGTCTTATACAGCGTCTGGTACGACAATTACATTCTCTGAAGCCGTAGCAAGTACAGACTCATGCTATGTAGTGTTCTTAGGTTCTGCTGTACAAACAGTGACAGCACCTGCAGGTAGCATTGTGTCAAGTCAGTTCTCTAGTTCTGACATAGGTATAACAGGTAATTTAGGGGTTGGAACAACTTCTCCTAGTCAAAAACTTCATGTATCAGCATCAAATCCATTTTTAGAACTTCAAGGAACAGCGTCAACTTCAGGTGACACAGGTATATTTTTAAATGCAAATGCTAATCATTGGATTTTAAAAGCAGATAACTATAGCTCGACAAATGCCTTCCAAATAAAACAAGGTGATACAAGTTCATCAACTGCTTTTATGACGATAAATAGCATTGGTGCAGTTACTAAACCATTGCAACCTGCTTTTTTTGCTCATGCAAATACTGCTCAAAGTAATATATCAGTTGGTTCTGAAACACAAGTCGTGTTTGGAACTGAGAGATTTGACCAAAATAATGACTTTGCATCAAATACATTTACTGCTCCTGTTGATGGTAAATATCAACTCAATGTAAATATAAGACTAAATCAAATAGATACATCTGCTGACTATTACATTCTTTATCTTAATACTTCAAATAAAAAATACTTTGCCAACATAGACCCGGGAGGATTTGCTAACGATATAACTCAAATCACTCTTAATCTTTCTCTCGTGGCAGACATGGATGCTAATGACACTTCAACAGTAGGATTTTTACAACAGAGTGGGGCTGCACAAACAGACATAGATGGTGGCTCTGGTGATTCACCAAGTAATTTCTCAGGCTATCTAGTAGCCTAATATGCCAATGCGAAATAACATACATTAAAGGAGGTAACAATGGCAAATCATACTAAATCAGTAGTCTTAACAGACTTACAACAACAAATACTATCTAACGACTTGTACAATGATTCAGACAACGCAGGGTTGGACGCATGGATACAAGCTGCAGTAGATGGTAAAATAAACAACTGTTGGAAAAGGATGCAACGAGAGTGGACAGATAAGTTAATGAACGACAGTTCTTTTACTGACCCAATCCCAAGCAATCAAGCTGACTTTGTTAAATTAGTTCTTGCACGAAGTGACTACAAGAACCGTAAAGCAAGAGATGACGCAAGTAAAATAGGATAACTAAATGCCATACATAGGAAAAAGCCCATCAGCAGGTGTTAGACAACGCTATCAGTACACAGCGACTGCAGGGCAAACTACATTCAGTGGTACTGACTTAGGCAATCTCACATTGACCTATACAGATAATAATTTTGTTGATGTGTTTCAGAACGGAGTCCTCTTAAAAGGTGGTGGCACAGACTACACAGCTACATCAGGCACATCTGTTGTATTGGCTACAGGTGCGTCTGTAAGTGATGTCATAGAGATAATCGTATATGATGTGTTCTCTGTTGGTAACTTTTTCAATAGAACAGATAGTGACAGCCGTTATGTAAATCATAACTCAAACACAGCAGGTACAGATAACTTTATTGCAGGTAACAATGCAGGAGATGCCATTGCATC